ATGGTTGAACCCATTGAGCTTCTAGCTTAGCTAGGGGCTCTTTTTTACATCCAAAACGAGAGGGGTACGAAAATGCTTAAGTGGCTAACAGGCAAGTTCAAAAAGAAGGAGAGCAAAGTAACATCTCTGGCCGATATGGCCGAGGCCGCAGCACCGGTGGTAGCCATCCCATCGTGGGACGGAGCATCGGACATGTACGTCAGATTGCGCCGGGTGTCGTTGATGGCGTTGGTGCAGTCGGGCAACCTTCCCAATGACCTTCTGACGTTCGCTACTGATATGGCCCTGAAGCAGCAGTCCGGGAAACCTGACTCGGTGGCGGAGATGGAAGTCAACTCGTTCGAGAAGTACACCCAGCTGCTGCACGCCATGGCCAGGGAAGCATTGGCGGAACCTACCTATGACCAGATCATGAAAGAAGTGGGCTGGCTGACGGATCAGCAGCTCATGGCGATACATTACTACTGCCTTGGGGGCGTAAGGGCCCTGCATTCCTTTCGCGAAGCAACCCGAGTTGCTATTGCGCATAGGAGTGACAGCCAAGACCTTCGGGGTAAGGCCCAGTGACTATCTTCCCGAGTTGGGGACCTGGGAACGGTACTGCTTCGATGAACTTGTAGCCATACAAATGGCCATCGAGGAGCAGAAACAGATCGAGGAGGCAAAGTCGAAAGCAGGGAGGGGCGATCCCAAGCCTCCGAGCCCGAAAAAGAAAGACGTTCCAGGCCCGCACATGAGGGGCGTGGATCTGATGAACCACGAAGCTTTTCGCAAGAAGAAGTAAACAGTAAGCATGGTTGAGCCCTGACAACCCCATGGGACAGTACCCTCTCGCTGCTCCGCCAGGGCTCAACCTTTCCTTTTGCAAAAAGGGGGTGGACAAGGTACATGGCAGAAGAGCTAGGTAGCATATGGGCCGAGGTGCGGCTCAACTACTCCAAGTACGATGAAGGCGTTGCCCATGTGGTAAGGCAGAACAAGTGGCTCGATGAAGAGATGCAGCGAACGGTGCAGAGGTTGGCGAGTCGTTGGGAGGGCCTTGGCGGGCGTATGTCTGTCGCAGCAACCGCGCCACTCACGATGTTAGGGCGACAGTGGCTCAACACGTTTGCCGACTTCCAGCAGGCCATGGCGAACACTCAGTCGGTCATGGGAGCCACCGTGGAAGAGTTGGAGGCTTTGACGGCAGCTGCTCGCAAAGCGGGCGAGGAAACCGTGTTCAAAGCCAGCCAGGCTGCCGATGCGCTGTACAACCTCGGGCAAGCTGGTATGGATGCGTCGCAGGCTATCGACGCTTTGGACGGTGTTCTGACATTGGCCGTGGCATCGCAGTCGGAACTCGCCTTCACAGCGGAAGTCGTGGTGTCCACCCTGAACCAGTTTGGCCTGGCCGCCAACGAAGCGTCAAGAGTGGCTAACGTGTTCGCAGCTGCCAACGCTGAGTCGCTCGCAGAGCTGGATATGCTCGCCGCATCGCTGAAAAACGCCGGGCCTGTGGCCGCCACGTTTGGCTACTCGCTTGAGGAGACCGTTGCTGCTCTAATGGCTCTCTACAATGCGGGTTTCCAAGGCGAGCAAGCCGGAAACATGCTCAAGCGGGCCATCTCGGATCTAGCGAACCCAGTGGGAGACGCAGTGAACGTCTTGAGCGAATTGGGTTTGACCGTCCGGGATGTTCATCCCGAGTTGAACTCTTTGGCCGACATCATCGATACCCTGAATGCCGCCGGGATCGACTCCACGCAGTCCTTACGTCTATTTGGCCAAGTGGCCGGCCCTGGAATGATAACCCTTCTCAACCAAGGTGGAGAAGCCCTTCGACAATACACGGAGAGCATCACCGGCACTAATAAAGCGGCTGAACAAGCATCCATCCAACTGGACACTCTCCAGGGAGACATCAAGATCATGCAGTCGGTATACGAGAGCATGGTCCTGGAGATGACAGGAAATTTCGAACCCGCACTACGCCAGATCACTCAGCGCATCACGGAGCTGTTTGGCTGGATCAGAGACCTAAACCCTGAAACTCAGAAGTTGATCGTGACCATAGCGGGGTTTGCTGCTGCGGCGGGCCCCACCATGCTGATCATAAGCCAGCTCCTCAAGGCCTTACCCTTGCTGTTCGGACCCGCAGGATGGATCTATGGCGGCATAGCAGCTGTTACGGCACTAGCATTTGCGATGACGGGTAGTTCCAGGGACATGCGGGAGTTCTACCAGGAGTCCATAGAGGCATCGAGAGCTGCCGAGCAGCAGGCCATGGAGCTACGTGCACTAGCAAACGAGTACAGAGAACTGGAAGGCAAGCCGAGCAAGTCCGAGGAAGAGCACCGCCGGCTCAAAGAAGTCATGGAGCGCATCGTAGAGCTGCAACCGGAGCTTGCTGTTGGCTACGAAACCATCGATGAGGCTATCAGGGCCAACATCGGTACGCTCGAAACCTACATCGAAAAGCTGGAGACGCAAAGCGAACTCCACCTGCGTCTTGCCAGCCTGGAGTACCTTCGCACAAGGAACCAACTTGAGCAAGAGCTGAACCAACTGCTGGGCGAGCGCTCTCAGAAGGAGTCCCAAGTCCAAAAGAACGTCAGCGAGGCAGAGAGGCTTGTCAGACTGGCGAACGAAGCCCAAATGGCTTTCATGGACTGGTTGGAAGCCCAAGAGCTTGGCCTCGAAGATGCTGCCAAGAGAGCCGAAGAGACCATGCGGCGAGTCTTGGTCGAGTGGAAACCCGATCATGTCGCCCAGGACAGCCCCTTTGGTCTTTGGGGTAAGTGGGTATCCGAGCTTACTGCTGAAGCTGAGCGCGTCAGCGGGCAGAGCGGAGCACTGCTTCAGGATCTTGACAAGATCAACGCCAGAATCGCTGAGATCCAAGATACTCAGGCCCACGCGGCCGCTGTGATGGCTGAGCTTGAGCGGAGACAAGCAGGCATTCCACTCACCGGGGCAGCACCAACCACGGCCCCGCCTGCCGGAACCGGCGGGGGAGGCCCGGGTACTGGGTCGGAAAAGACCATCGAAGAGCTCGAGGCAGAAGTTAGGGCTGAGATGGATCTGTATCGGGCTCGGATCGAACTGGTGCGGAGTCTCCCTGAAGAGTATGAGGCAACATACGGAACTCTGGAGTCTCTGCATGAGAGGTATATCGACTTCCTGAAGCAGCAAGCGGTTGGCACGGCCTTGTCCGAAGTGTTCCGTGGGAATGTAATAGCCACCGAACTCCAGAACGTGCGGGATGAGCTGGACAAGATGCTTAGGCCGGAGAAGGGCGAAGATCCAGACACCCTGGTTGCCAAGCGCATGCAGGTATACCAAGCTGAGCTTGAACTGCTGAGGCTGGGAGTTCAGAGGTACAAGGATGAACTCGGCGACCTGGAAGACCATCTCGAGAAATACCTCGGCTGGTTGCAAGAACAGACCGTCGACACGGCGCTGTCAGCAGCGACTCAAGTCCGGATACAGGAGGCCATTTCCGCCGTCGAGGACGAACTCGATCGGCTTGCCCTGACCACGGAAGAGCGCTGGGCGCGGGTGTTTGACATAGTGGCACGTTACGGCCCGCAGGCCGATGCTATCCGCAAAGCCCTGGACCTCGGCGAGGTCCAAGTTGACCTTGATGATCTCGAGAAGGCAGAAAAGCACATCGAGAACTACTACCGCTACTTAGTGGAAGCCGGGCAAGTTACTCTGCATCAGCATCTGGAGGTCCTGAATTATCAGCTTGACAAGGCAGCTGTCGGGACCGACGAGTGGCTCCAGATCTGGCGTGAGATCGCCTCTGTCCAGGAGAAGATCAAGAGAGAAGAGGAACGTACTGAAGACAATGAAGCTCTTCGTGAACGGCTCCAGCTCTTCGAGCAGCTGAAGCATCTCAACGATGCGACCGTCGATAGCTACGAGAAGCAGATCGAATGGCTGCAGACCGAAGTGCTGGCCGCAGAAGGCGTTATCCGGACCACTGAAGAGCGCATGGCCATCGAGAACGAGATCTTTGCTCTGCGCATGGCCAACTACAGGCTGGCGGTCGAACGCGAAGGGTGGTCGCTTCAGCAGCAGCTGGAGAACCTCGAGCGCTATGTGGGCGCATACGCCAAGTCTTTTGACCAGATCCAAGAAGTCGAACGCATGCGCCGACAGCTATTGGATCAGCGCGATGAGAGCGAGCTGAGGCGTGTCCAGGAACTGAACTACAAGAAGCAAGAGGTCGAGATCCAGCGCCTGCGGAATGAAGGCCGGTTAGAAGAGGCTGACATAGCCGAATCCCTGTTGCGCTTGAACCGTGAGCTTGACCAGTATAAAGACAACCTGGCGATGCAGAAGTTGGCCTATCAAGCCCATCAGCAAAGGCTGACCGAGATCAGCGCAAGGTATGCCGAACAGAGGGCCCGGGAGTTGGGCCAGGAGATAGCTGACCAAATACGGGCTATGGGCGACTTGCGAGAGGCTGATCTGAGCTCTCTCAAAGCTTGGATAGACGAGCGCAAAGCTCTCTATGCTGGGATGGAGGGCGGCGGTGGCCGGTATGCTCTAGCCGAGCTCGAAGCGCTGGAGCTTCGGATACAGTCCGAGGAAGAACGACGCTTTGAAGAGTGGCAGCGGCGAGAGCAGCAGTGGCAGAGCTTCCTGATCCAGTCTCGGCAGATC